ATGCTGGAACAAATGGGCATTGCCGCGAAGCAAGCCTCGTATAAATTAGCGCAACTCTCCAGCCGCGAAAAAAATCGCGTGCTGGAAAAAATCGCCGATGAACTGGAAGCACAAAGCGAAATCATCCTCAACGCTAACGCCCAGGATGTTGCTGACGCGCGAGCCAATGGCCTTAGCGAAGCGATGCTTGACCGTCTGGCACTGACGCCCGCACGGCTGAAAGGCATTGCCGACGATGTACGTCAGGTGTGCAACCTCGCCGATCCGGTGGGGCAGGTAATCGATGGCGGCGTACTGGACAGCGGCCTGCGTCTTGAGCGTCGTCGCGTACCGCTGGGGGTTATTGGCGTGATTTATGAAGCGCGCCCGAACGTGACGGTTGATGTCGCTTCGCTGTGCCTGAAAACCGGTAATGCGGTGATCCTGCGCGGTGGCAAAGAAACGTGTCGCACTAACGCTGCAACGGTGGCGGTGATTCAGGACGCCCTGAAATCCTGCGGCTTACCGGCGGGTGCCGTGCAGGCGATTGATAATCCTGACCGTGCGCTGGTCAGTGAAATGCTGCGTATGGATAAATACATCGACATGCTGATCCCGCGTGGTGGCGCTGGTTTGCATAAACTGTGCCGTGAACAGTCGACAATCCCGGTGATCACAGGTGGTATAGGCGTATGCCATATTTACGTTGATGAAAGTGTAGAGATCGCTGAAGCATTAAAAGTGATCGTCAACGCGAAAACTCAGCGTCCGAGCACATGTAATACGGTTGAAACGTTGCTGGTGAATAAAAACATCGCCGATAGCTTCCTGCCCGCATTAAGCAAACAAATGGCGGAAAGCGGCGTGACATTACACGCAGATGCAGCTGCACTGGCGCAGTTGCAGGCAGGCCCTGCGAAGGTGGTTGCTGTTAAAGCCGAAGAGTATGACGATGAGTTTCTGTCATTAGATTTGAACGTCAAAATCGTCAGCGATCTTGACGATGCCATCGCCCATATTCGTGAACACGGCACACAACACTCCGATGCGATCCTGACCCGCGATATGCGCAACGCCCAGCGTTTTGTTAACGAAGTGGATTCGTCCGCTGTTTACGTTAACGCCTCTACGCGTTTTACCGACGGCGGCCAGTTTGGTCTGGGTGCGGAAGTGGCGGTAAGCACACAAAAACTCCACGCGCGTGGCCCAATGGGGCTGGAAGCACTGACCACTTACAAGTGGATCGGCATTGGTGATTACACCATTCGTGCGTAAATAAAACCGGGTGATGCAAAAGTAGCCATTTGATTCACAAGGCCATTGACGCATCGCCCGGTTAGTTTTAACCTTGTCCACCGTGATTCACGTTCGTGAACATGTCCTTTCAGGGCCGATATAGCTCAGTTGGTAGAGCAGCGCATTCGTAATGCGAAGGTCGTAGGTTCGACTCCTATTATCGGCACCATTCTAATGTATCCCCAAGTCTACTCAAGTATTTAAAAACCTCTTATAATCCGCATGTTAGCGCCCCTTTTAGTCTTTTGACGTCTACTTAAGTACTCCAAAATCTACAGTCAATTGGGGGTACTTTTGGGGGTATTTGCTGTTCGGTTTAGTGGAGGTACCCCCAAGTGAAACTCAATGCCCGTCAAATAGACACTGCCAAGCCAAAAGAGAAGGCTTACAAGCTGGCTGATGGTGGTGGTCTGTATCTCTTGGTAAAACCTAGTGGAGGAAAATATTGGCGCTTCAAGTATCGTGTAGCTGGTAAAGAGAAGCTGTTAGCACTAGGTGTGTATCCTGAAGTTACCTTGGCTGATGCTCGTGCAAAACGTGAAGAAGCTAAAAGGGGTATCGCTGGGGGTATCGATCCGATGGAAGCGAAACGAGAGGAAAAGATTGCCCGGGAAACGCAGTTAAACAACACCTTCAAAGATATTGCCCTTGAGTGGCACAGCAGCAAATTAAAAAAATGGTCTGCTGGTTATGCTTCAGACATCCTCGAAGCCTTCAACAAAGATGTGTTCCCTTACATTGGCAAAAAACCAATCGCCGAAATCAAACCACTTGAACTGCTGAATGTGCTGCGGCGCATCGAGGGGCGCGGTGCTACCGAAAAAGCCAAAAAAGTGAGGCAGCGATGTGGGGAAGTTTTCCGCTATGCAATTGTCACTGGACGTGCTGAGTATAACCCTGCACCGGATCTCACCAGCGCGATGCAAGGTCATGAATCTAATCATTATCCTTTCCTCACAGCCAAAGAATTACCTGATTTTTTCAAGGCATTGTCCAGTTACTCAGGAAGTGCATTGGTTGTTATGGCGGCTCGTTTACTGATTATCACCGGTTTGCGGACTGGCGAACTGCGCGGTGCATTATGGGATGAAATCGATCTCAACAAGGCTATCTGGGAGATACCTGCTTCACGGATGAAAATGCGTCGCCCTCATGTAGTGCCTTTGTCTGAGCAGGCTCTTTCGCTTATTGGGCAGATTAAAGAACTAACTGGCAATTATCCGCTTATGTTTCCCGGCCGTAATGATCCAAGGAAAACAATGAGCGAGGCTAGCATAAACCAAGTATTTAAACGCATCGGCTATAACGGAAAGGTTACTGGTCATGGCTTCCGGCACACTATGAGCACCATTTTGCATGAGCAGGGCTATAACACCGCGTGGATAGAGACACAGCTTGCGCACGTCGATAAAAACTCAATTCGTGGCACATACAACCATGCGCAATATCTGGATGGGCGGCGGGAAATGCTTCAGTGGTACGCTGATTATATGGATTCGCTCGAGCATGGCGGAAATGTGGTGCATGGTGAGTTCGGAAAATGCGGGTGACTGGTTGAGTATACAGTAGTAGACTTTGAGCGACGAAAGAAAAGGCTGTGTCTAGGGTCGCTCCCGAAAATCCGTACACCTCGACGGACTGGTACAGCCACTACAGTAGAGGACGCTGAGGTGTGCGTATGATTGATATTCATGCCGAATTAAACGAATACAAAAAAGATTTTATTTCTTTACGTGAATTTCTTGAGGTCGTGCTTAAGGTCGCTGGTGATGATTATGATGTTTCAGATGTCATAACTTGGATACTCAGGAGAATAAGCGGAGAACATATCCGCCTGTACACAGTAAATGAATTTAAGCTGTTGGAATCTTTTTGTAACCCGTATCGGGATGAATTTGATAATGATGTTCTTTATAGAAATCTGAATGCGGTTCGGAAACGTGGTTGTTTACCTGGTGAGAGGGATGAAAATGGTTTTCTGGTGTCCGGTTATTGGGAAGATCCCGAATTTGAGAACATTGGATTTATAAGGGGTGAAATTTTCGCAATTTTTCCCGATGTCCTTGACGCGTTAACGAAGCTGGAAGGCGCTAACTCTTCTGAAAATGACGAGGCACAAGGACGCGATATTGAAAAGAAAGAGTTGCGTACAGAGGATGATTTATTATCCCAAATCGCAATGCTGGAAAAAGAAAACGCAGAGTTAAGGGCAAGGATAGAGCAGTTAGAGCAAGAGCACCCGATACACTTATATAAATACTGGGATAAAGACCCATTAGCTAAGGCTATTGAGATTAGAAACAGAGAGTGGGCCAATTACGATCCAGAAAATGATTTTGCCACCAGGGGAAATCAAGAAGCGATAACCAGGGAGCTTAAGCAGTGGGGGGCAAGTAATGCACTTGCAACGCTCATAGAGAGGACTGCCTGCCCTATTAACCGAGACAACAGCCAAAAGAACGCAAAGCCGGATTAACGCACCATACCGCATACCCTGAGGGTGATTTACTGTTACCCTGAGGGTATTTTTTTATCTTCCCCGTCAATTTTACCATCACCCTTAGGGTAGATTTCCTCCAGATTACCATCACCCTTAGGGTAGATTTCCTTCCGGTAACCATTAGGCCTGAGGGTATGAAAATATTCGTTATTTCTGTGCCATGATTACCTCGTCAAATTGAGTAGACGTTATGAGGTAAATATATGTCAAATACGCTTATTCGTTTAACAGAAGTTCAGCGTAGAACTGGATATAGCAAGGCATGGATTTATCGCCTTATGGGGCAAGGTAAATTTCCTGCATCAGTTAAAATTGGCTCGCGAGCTATTGCTTTCGTTGAGAGTGAAATTGACGAGTGGATTAATCAGCGTATTGCGGAATCACGCGGAACAGCTACCTGATTAAATGGCTACGGGGCTATTGCCCCCAGCTATCCACCAGCAAATAAAAGTAACTTAATTCGATAGCAGGAGTTTTTATGAAATTTCCAAAAATGCCCGTACAGGGGCGGGGCTTCGTTCGGCCTGAAAACCAGAATCTGCAAAATCTCGGCGATATTATCCCGATTATTTCCGGCGTTATTGGCGGGAGTGAAACCAATATTGTTAGTGCCAGAGCGTTACATAAGGCGTTAGGTGTAGGGCGCGTTTTCCGTTCGTGGATCAAGGGGCGCATTGAAGAATACGGCTTCACGGAAGGCGTGGATTATGAGGTTGTTGAATATTTGAGCCGACCCGATCCGGTGAGCGCAAAATCTCGCCAGCAAACAGCTCTTGAGTACATCATCACCGTGAACATGGCGAAAGAACTGGCGATGGTCGAACGTACCGAACAGGGCCGCGCCGTTCGCCAGTACTTTATCAAATGCGAGGAGGAGCTACACAAGGTTGCGCCTGTTCGTTCCGCAGCGTTACGCCGGGAACTGAAAGCCCGTATCACAGTTGCCAGCTACTTTAAGCCAATGTGTGCCGCGCTGGAGGCGTACCGGGCTGAACTGGGTAAAAACACACTCCAGCACCACTACACCACGGAAGCGAACATGCTGGCGCGTATCGTGCTGGGTGGCATGACTGCAAAACAGTGGGCACTGGCGAACGGCATTACAGGCGAACCACGCGACCACATGAGCACGTTGCAGCTTGAGCACCTTTCTTACCTTGAGCAGAGCAATATCACGCTGATTGAGTTAGGCCAGGACTACCACCAGCGGAAGGCTGAATTAATTCGTCTTTCGCAGCGTTGGTTAGCCCGTCGCATGGAGGAAAACAGCCATGTGTAACGCTCTGACCGTTACAAAAAGAGAAAGCGCCCCGTTGCCGGAGCGCCTTTGTGAACGAATAGCCTACTGCGCCATATTGCTTACTGTCTACGAGGCAGATTATAGCGTTGTGGTCGCACAGAGTGAAGGCGCTGATCACCGTTACTACAGCACGCCAGAAATGCAGAATATTTTGCTGCAAAATGTCGTTGGTCACACTGTCCGGAAAGCAAAAAATTTTGCTGGTGGCGCGACTGATGCGATTTTGTCAGGTCGCCAGGTGCTGATCAATCTGATGTCTGATTTCGTTCTGGATAAAACAAAGGCGACCGCAGAGGGCCGCCAGTGGGAAAGCTACATACTTGAACGCATCGCCAACAATGCCAGATTTGCGGCTGGTGGGCAATGTGTCAGCTTTGCACCAATGACTCTATGTTTAACTGAGGGTCATTATGGTGAATATGCTGGCTTGCTGGTGGGCTATTCCTGCTCTTTAACATTGCCATGCCGCGATGTTTTCCAGGTATGCGACCCCATTTTTGTGCGCCTGTACTCTTTAAGGAATTTCTCAAGGATAAACGCACAGGGCGCGAATCTGTTTGACTCATGCTCGTACGCTATCTTTCTGCGCTGTCTTTTCCGTGCCGGTGATGGTGTATTGGTTGATTTTTTGTTGGTCATGGCGCAGCCCTGTAAAACGATGCACCGTAGTTCCTCACACCACGGCGCTGGTGATGGTTACTCCTGTTCTTTGGCCTTGCGGCGCTGGCGGTATTCAACTTCTCGCTTTAATGCTGCTGTTACAAACTGCCCTGTACTTTCACCAGGCATTTTTACCGCCTCAACATTGTTCATAACTTCATGCGGAACCCTTGCCGCAACTGTTTGTGATTTTGCGTTTACTGCTTTTGTCGCCATGTTGTGTACCCCTTACAAAAAACAAATGCAGTATGCAGGAAAAAAAATAAGTGTTCAACACTTGACGTGTTTAACACCTGGGCTTAAATTGGTGTTCAACACCTTGTTGATGCAAGGTGCAGAAACGACAACGCCCCGCAGTGGTGGCACACATGCAGGGCGTCTAACCACCAACGATAGCAAGAGTATCGAGGTAGCTATGAGAAATCATACCACACACCCGCAAGGGCGGGACTCGCACAACCTGAATAAATACATCTGGCGTTTTATCGCCCTGAGCACGGCACAACCGCGCGTAATTCACATCGAGGCCACCAGCGAACAGGAAGCACGCCAGCAATCTCCTGATGGCTGCGTGATGGTATTCGCCGCCCGTATTCGCCAGGAGGTGGAACATGTGTAATGCAACATGGCCTGATGCAGCGGTAGACGCTATCAAAACGCTGATGGATTCACTTATTGAGATTTCTGCTATCGCTGGTGTGGCGCATAAACACGCAGCCAGAGAATCAGAATGCATCTCCCATTATTTAGCATTTGTGCAGCTAAAAGCCGATCAGGCACTGGATAAGGCCGGAAAAATTATCATGGCTGATGTGCAGGAGGTGCACCATGCATAACCTGTCAATTTCTGACCTTAACAGCATTCAGTTTGACGAGAAATTTACCGGGCAGTTGCTGGTCAATGTGGAGAACGGGCGCATAGTGCGTAATTACCACCTGCCGGATGGTGCAATTGCCGGAAGCGTTGAAGCATTGCTGGAACTGGCGGAACGTGCGCGACTGATTAAGCCGTCAACGAGCCATCACGATGATGATCTGCATTTTACCGGGCGTATGGTGAGTCACTACGAAAACGGCGTTGAAGTATCCCGCGAACGGCTGCGTGATGATTGCTGTTTCGGCACACTGCCGGAATTTATCGAGTTGCTGACCAGTTGCGGTTATCAGGTCATTCAGGGGGGTAAACATGCGTGATGATCGTTTTAATTCCCTGAAACGGGAATTTGATGGCGCACCGGAAGATGCAGCGGGCGCATTGTTGAGCGTTGCTGACATGATGAAAGCTGCATATTTTCTTATCAATACCAGTGGCTACAAGTCAGAGGGTGAAATGATTCTTAGTATTGCGTCGGACTATGCGGAATATGTGGCAGAGACGCGTTACAGAAGAAAATTCACGGAGGATGTAAGCCATGCATAATCATGAAGCGCATGTACCCGTAGTGCTTAATGTGCCAGATGATTTCACCGGACGCGTACTGGTTTACCTGGATAAAGGGAAAGTGAAATCACAATGCCGACTGAAAAGTAATGAGATTGTTGGTTCTCCTGAATTTTTTTCTGAACTTTGTATTCGTGCGGAAATAAAACCGGAACTGCTGACAGGAAAATAAAACCATGAAAAAGAAAAATTCTGGCTTTACTGCCAGCGGCCTCTCTCGGCCTGAAATCCGCCCCGGTGATATTTTCCGGGACACCAGACGCGGGGGACGGGTGGTTATTCGTCACGTTACGCCAGGCAATATCACCTACCGCCGTGAGGCTTACGAATATGACTGCGTAATGCCGCGCCGTCAGTTTGATCGTGATTTTATTGTGGTGGAAAACAAACAACAGGCAGTGGCGAGACGTGCAGCCACGAATATTAAAAAAATCCGGGCAATGTTGGTTGCGGGAGGTAAGAAGTGAAAAACGCACCGAGTCTAAAATATCAGCCGAAGGATAAATTCACTGAGGTAATCATTTTTGCCGGGATGGATGCTTACGCCCATGCTCAACACTGGATTGAAAGTGAAGGACGAAAACACGGCGATAACGTGCCTCCTGTTTACCTGGGGCCAAAGCAACTGGCAGACCTGGCGAATATCCGCATTATTGACGAGAAACGCCGTTTTGCGCGTGTCTATATCGCGGGGGAGATAGAGCCAATCCAGATCAATACTATCGCTGAAAAGCTGGCGCTGGCTGGCGTACAGGAGGCGAAATTATACAAAGGTATCACCGACCAGGAACCGGAGAACTGGCGCGACTACCTGCAACGGATCCGCGAACAGGCTGAGCACGGGGAAGTTTCAGTGATGAAATTAGCTACAAAAAATAGTGGTCTACCCAAGCCTGCATTAAATCAGATGGGAGCCAGCCAGAGAGGGGAAGTGTTACTTGAACATTATGGAGGAGCACTGGCGATAAATGATGATTCTGATGTAGTTCACCATTACAACGGAATTGTTTGGGAGCCTGTATCTGATAAGGAACTCCAGCGGTCTATGGCGAAGATTTTTATTGATGCCGAAATTAGTTATTCGCAAAACGCCATTAAATTTGCCGTAGAGACAATGAAATTGAGTCTACCTGTTATGGGGGGAGCGGACAGAAATCTTATTGGGTTCAGTAACGGTGTTTTTGATATCAGGACAGGAAATTTTCGGGAACACAACAAAAATGACTGGTTGTTAAATGCCAGTGAATTACCGTTCAGCCCGCCAGAAGAGGGGGAAACGCTGGCAACACATGCGCCGAATTTCTGGAAGTGGTTGCGTCGTTCGGTGGCGGATAATGCTCGTAAAGCGGATCGCGTACTGGCGGCATTATTCATGGTACTGGCGAACCGGTACGACTGGCAGTTATTCCTTGAGGTAACGGGGCCGGGCGGAAGCGGTAAAAGTGTGATGGCGGAGATTTGTACCATGCTGGCGGGTAAGGCCAATACAGTATCGGCGAGCATGAAGGCGCTGGAAGACGCGAGGGAACGAGCGTTAGTGGTGGGATATTCTCTGATTATCATGCCTGACATGACCCGCTACGCAGGTGATGGTGCTGGGATTAAGGCCATTACAGGCGGTGACAAGGTGGCTATCGATCCGAAACACAAAGCGCCCTATTCCACGCGCGTTCCTGCGGTAGTGCTGGCAGTAAACAATTATGCCATGTCATTCAGCGACCGTAGTGGGGGGATCTCGCGTCGACGAGTAATATTTAATTTCTCTGAGGTTGTACCAGAGAACGAACGCGATCCGATGCTGGCGAAAAAGATAGAAGGGGAACTGGCAGTAGTGATTCGCCATTTGCTTACACGATTTGCCGACCAGGACGAAGCGAAAAGACTACTTTATGAGCAGCAAAAATCAGAAGAAGCACTGTTGATAAAGCGTGAAGGTGATTCGCTGGTGGACTTCTGCGGTTATCTGATGTCGTTGGTTAAATGTGAGGGAATGATAGTAGGTAATGCAGAAATAGTGCCATTTAGTCCGAGGCGATATCTGTATCATGCTTATTTGGCTTATATGTCTGCGCATGGTCTGGGAAAACCGGTATCACTGACACGCTTTGGTACAGATATGCCAGGGGCAATGGCTGAGTACGGAAAGGAGTACAAGCGGGCTAAATGCACTAAAGGTCCAGATAAAGGGCGAACGATCACAAATGTTCTGTTAGATAAAGATGCTGATGGATGGTTACCAGCAACGGCAGGCATTAACGACAGAACATGATACGAAATTTATAAGTTGAAACTTAAAAGTAGACGGTTGGTAGACAGATACACTTAACCCTCTACCAACCATCTACTAATTAATGTTTTGAATTATATAGGTATTTTTAATGTGGTAGAGAGGTGGACAGTTTATTTTATATTTCTAAACCACGGGGGTATCTAAAAATAGATAGTTATGGGTTCATTTTTAAAATTTTTCTTTTAACTATCTACACTGTCTACCATTTAGTAAAAGTCATTAATTATCAATGTATTAATACTGTAGAGAGTTGGTAGACAGTTTGCAGATTGTTTTTTTGTTATGTATTAATAACATTAAATAAATCAAACAATTATATCGGTAGACAGTTGGTAGACAGTTGTAACGATGGGGCAAAGCATGACTAAGCTGACCATTAACAGAAAACCGAAAGGCATTTACGGCACGCCGCAGAAAACGACGCAGGCGGCGCAGGAGCAGGATAATGATCCTACCCACGTAATATGGACACAGGCCTAAGCGAGGTTCTTGTTTTCAAATTGTTCCGGACTGAGGCCGCCACACCAACTGTGCCGCCGCCACCGATTGTAATCACATTCGATATAATTAAACACCGTTGCCCGCATTATTTCCCGGCTGATAAAGTGTTCTCCATGGATACATTCCACTTTCAGCGAATGAAAGAAGCTTTCCACGCAGGCATTATCGTAGCAGCAACCTTTTGCGCTCATACTTCCACGCAGATTATGCCGCTTCAGTTGCGCCTGATAATCTGCTGAACAGTACTGGCCTCCACGGTCCGTGTGAACGATAACGTTCCGGGGCCTCTTACGCCGCCACAGCGCCATCTGCAGGGCATCGCAGGCCAGTTGCGCCGTCATGCGTGGCGACATTGACCAGCCAATAACGGCACGTGACCACAGGTCAATGACCACTGCCAGATACAGCCAGCCTTCATCTGTACGTAAGTACGTGATGTCTCCTGCCCACTTCTGGTTCGGGCCACTGGCGTAAAAATCCTGCTCCAACAGATTTTCTGACACAGGCAGGCCGTGTGCGCGGTAGCTGACCGGGCTGAACTTCCGGGAGGCCTTTGCCCTCAGTCCCTGACGGCGCAGGCTTGCCGCCACGGTTTTTACGTTAAAGGGGTAACCCTGAGCACGCAGTTCATCCGTCAGGCGTGGGGCACCGTAACGCTGTTTTGACCGGGTAAAAGCCGCGAGGACAACGCTGTCGCAGTGTTGGCGGAACTGCTGACGCGTGCTTATCCTTGTCCGCCGCTGACACCACGTATACCAGCCGCTGCGGGCCACCCGGAGCACGCGGCACATTGCTTTGATGCTGAACTCAGCCTGATGTTTTTCAATAAAGACATACTTCATTTCAGGCGCTTCGCGAAGTATGTCGCGGCCTTTTGGAGGATAGCCAGCTCTTCATCCCGTTCTGCCAGCTGGCGTTTGAGACGTGCAATCTCGGTAGACATCTCCAGTTCACGTTCAGAAGACGTCTGCTGATTTTGCTGTTTACTGCGCCAGTTGTAGAGTTGTGATTCATACAGGCTGAGTTCACGGGCTGCGGCAGTAACACCGATGCGTTCAGCAAGCTTCAGGGCTTCACTGCGAAATTCAGGCGAATGCTGTTTACGGGGTTTTTTACTGGTTGATACTGTTTTTGTCATGTGAGTCACCTCTGACTGAGAGTTTACTCACTTAGCCGCGTGTCCACTATTGCTGGGTAAGATCATAAAACCACATCGGCGCATAAAGTGATGCCCGGTAACCAGAAAGCGCAGCAAAAGCCCACAGGGGCGACACCGTGGCGGCATATGACCAAACGCCAGCGCAAAAACCGCAGGCGCGTTAACCGCCTCACTGAGTTGTGGCCTGACTTATTCAGCCGGGAAGCACCGAAGCCGCTTAAGGTGGGGATATTCGACGACCTGATGCAGGATCTCGCCGTCAGGGGGCTGGCATTCGGGCCAGGGGCATTGCGTGCGACGCTGGCATCTTATGCGCAGTGTCCGCACTATTACCGCGCCTTAATGGCTGGTGGGGTACGCTACGACCTGAAAGGCCAGCCGTGCGGCGAGGTGACACCACAGGAACAACAGGACGCAGAAACGCGGCTGGTGGCGCTGAATGAGAAGCGCAAACGCCAGCGCCGGGCAGCAAAGGAGACAATAGGCGCATGATTCACGACAGCAAAGCGGAAGCACTGGAAGCGCGTGGTCTGTACCGGAGAGCGGCGGCGCGGTGGGCTGAGGTCATCATGCTGGCGAATGATGACAAGGCACGGGAACAGGCGGCAAAACGTCGCGCGGAATGTATCCACAAGGCAGCACGCCCACCAGCAAGGCAGGATAATTTCGGGGGAGATGCGCGAAACCATCAGCCGGGCACATGCCGGGATGGGATTACATCAGCTCAATGGTGAGGCATTCAGGAAATACCAAAAAAAGAACAATTGTAGTCAGTAACAGAGGATGGGATTCTCTTGGTTTTTTGTTGATGCTTTCTGAGGAAATCTACTACGTTGCTGAGCAGATGAATATTCAATTGCATCTGGGTTCCTGATAAGATTAATCTGAATATTTTCATTTGGAATAGGGATATGAATAAAACTTTAATTGCAACATTAGTCGGTATAGTAATGTTAACCGGATGTGGGCCAGAAGAGTTAACTCCAGAACAGAAACAGGAAGTAGCGGCTCTTAAAGCTGAACTGTCGCAAACGGAAGGTGAAATATCAGCAGCTAAGGAAGTTGACCAGCAGTTTTCTGGTGGGTTGATAAAAAATCTGACAACAGCAAGACTGGAAATATTAGGAACTAATAAAGCGCTTTTGGAACAGCGTATTAATGCTATTGAATCAGGTGCCAAAATTGATGTTGTTGTATCTGGAGTAAAACCTGATCCTGAGCTTGCGGCTTCAATTAAAACTGAAATTGACAGCTTAGATGCAAAAATCAACGAAGCCAAAGCTGATGCTCGTCAGTATAGTGGTGGTCTGATAAAGGTACTAAAATTATCTACTGTTGCCACTGAAGAGCAGACCATGGCAATGTTGCAGCAAAAGTACCTCACAGCCAAGTATGGCCTCGCTGAAGTTAAGCTGGCATCAGTACAAGATAATGACGCAAAAAACAGTACTGAAACGGAAGTAACAGCCAAAAATTCCCAAGGGCAACTTCCTTTACTCCCGCCAGCGGATGGTCCGTTTGGCTTAGAAGCCGGTCTTACACAGAAAAACATCGAAGATATGATCGGTGCTAAGCTCAAGCCACTACCAGACAGTGTGAATCTGTATACTTCTGATAAATTACCGAAGCAAAACGCAGATTTTGAAATGTATGGTTTGTTGATCTCCCCGAAAGCTGGTTTATGTCAAATACGGGCTTTAGGAAAAAATATTGATACTGATAGCTATGGATTGGCTCTTAAATCCAAGTTTGAAGAATTGAGTAATTCTTTAAGTTCTCTGTATGGAAAGGCTGATACTACAGACTTTTTGCTGGCTGGTTCAATTTGGAAAGATCCTCAGGACTGGATGAGGGGGCTAAACAAAAAAGAACGCTTCTTATCTGCCACATGGAAGGGAACAAAAGAAATACCATTAAAAAACAATATCGATACTATCTCTATTGAGGCCAGAGCGAACAATTCCACTCAGGGATATGTCTATCTGCAGTACTCATTTACAAATGACGAAATTTGTCAGGAAGAAATTGAAGGGGCGAAAAAAAGTTCCCTTTAAACAATCCGTGCAAAGCCCCTTAGTAAGGGGCTTTTATATATTAATGTTCAACGGGGGGGATTAGATGAAAGATAATCTAGAAAAACTAATTGAAAATACTTTAAAAGATATTCTATTAGCTAATGCTGCTCTAACATTCATTTTTGCAATACCAATGGCTATTATCAGTAGGCATGGGATGGGCATCACAATCTGGTTTATAACTGTGCTCATTGCACCTGCTCTGTGTGCAGTAGGTGCATGGCTTGTATCTCGAACATTCGGCCATGCTGAGGAGTTCTTTCATCGTCGGTGGGCTAAGCGAATCTATGTTTTTTATACTCTTGCGGCTGCCGAGTTTTTGCTTGTGTACTCAATCGCGCAAATAATGAAAAATCTGATGAAATAATTAACAAGTTATTATCATGGGGTTTGTGGCTGTTAACCTGCAGTGAGGCGACAATCGTGTATTTATAAAAACTTCCCCTTTTCACTCCCCGCTGTTTCTTCTGCTATTTCCTTTATGTTTGCATGCAGCAACATCTGCCATACCTTTGCAGAAAAATCAGAGCATTTAGTGCCGAAGGTTGGTTTATTGATGCTTTTTGTTTCATTTATTGCAATTATCGATGGTATTATTTCAATTTGTGCAATAATTGCAATTATTGTCATTCAGAAGGGATCATCATGAAAAATCACGGAGTAAAGCCAGTTTTACTTTCCCGGGGGCAGATCGAAGCCCTGCAACGTATCCAGGCCGAAAAGCGTCAGAAATCTGTGCTTGGTGTGGCACCGTCGATTCATGTTATTGCCCGGCAACTGATGGATAAGGCACTTAAAGAGGTGAGGCTGTGAAATTAAATATCAGAGTGGATAAACGCCAGCTATGGCAGAAAAAAGAGAACAGCGAGGCATTCAGGGCTTTGCTGGTGGAAAATCTTCGGCACCGGTTCAGTGGAGAGTTGCCTGATGCACTGGGGAAGAAACTGGAATCCCTGACGGTGGAAATTGGCGATTATGGCTTTGTTGATGTTGAAAGCACGACTGCCAACACAGAAATCGTAAAGCAGGTCGTCAATGATGTAATGAAAACCACGCTTAGCCAGCCATCCTGGCGCAACTGAATCAGTAAGGGGCGGTTATTGCCCCTTTCCTCCATACCCACAACGCATTCCCTTTTCGCATTAAATTATTTTTTATCGTATATGCATGAGGTGAGCTACATGTTGATGAGTAAAGCCGAATACGCCAAATACAAAGGCGTAAGCCGCCAGACAGTTTACGACTGGATCGAGAAAGGCGAAGTGATCATGTCTGGCAAAAAAATTGATGTGGAAGCGACAGAGCAGCGGAACAGCCCACCAGCACAGGGGAAAGACACCATTTCTGAAATGTGGCCAGAAAGAACGCTGGAAATGACGTGGGGCGAGTTCTGGAAAGCAGTTAAGGCCAGAGGCGGTAAAATTCCTGCGCCAGCAACGGACGAGGGCATACAGCAGCGTGTGCTGGATGCAGCCGGGGAATTAGGCTGGGAAGTGCACTTTCTTGATGATGGTGCTATCTGCCTTGAGGATGATGAAGGGCAGCATTACTTTGAAAAATACAATTTGCGAGGTAATGCCAGGCTGGCAATTCGTATGCTGCGTTGCGAACTCTGCTATGTTGCAGGTGATTATGCCGATGAACTGGAATCATGGAGTGAAGCCGGGCTAAACGCCCTAGCTGAATGGGAAAAATCAGACCATCAATGACATCAAAAAGTGTCAAGTTGAGCAGCTTGCCAGGTTGACACTTTACACTCTGAACGCGAAAAAGTGTCAACCTCGCTGTAAGCCGCGCCATTACTGGCCTTTCGCCAGATTTACCACGTCAAAAAGCCGAAAAAATCGCGAAAAGTGTCAAGTTGCCATGCTTAGAAATGCCAGGGGAGGTTAAGTTTTGTTAAGGTTTTTCCCGAAAAAGTGTCAAGTGTGTCAACCCGCGATATACAGATTTATTAAGGTTTTGAGCCAGAAAGAGTTAACCGCGCCGCTTTAGAAAACTTCAGGCACGCATTTGTGAAAGCATCAAATGAAGTTCTGTCATACTTTGCAAATCATGCAGATGCATCGTTACTGAGCATTTTAAGTTACAGTTGATGCGGACTGTCCACTTTAACCTTTCAAAACGTTTCGTAGTAGGTACTAACTAGAATGCCAAGAGTCTTTCAGGTTCCGTGATGTTTAGCGTTGGATTTGATATTAAGTGTTTAAATTCAATGTGTTACATTGTGTTATAAAGTTTATTGCTAACAACTGTAGGGTAGATGCCAAGCGCACGCTAAGCATGTTATAATCATTTCAACTTTCATAATAATGGATACGAGAGTGGCGACGATAATCAAAAATATAGCAATCAAAGGTCTTTTTAAACGGAAGGACATTGATTGGAGTTTAAAAGATGTGAATGTTTTAGTGGGTAAAAATGGCTCAGGTAAGAGCACGATAATTCAAAGTGTTTTTGCCCTCTTAAAACAAGAATTAAATGAAAGTTTAAGTAATGCTGCGTTGGCTCAAATAACATTGGCCAATGGAGGCACAATTACTCACAAAGTTAATTTTCGCGAAATTGACTCTGTCCAGCTTCTAAACCTACTTAATAACCTTAAGAAAAACAGTATTAAAGGTAAATCAAAGGGTAAGGAAATAAAGGAGTTAAATGAACTTATTGAGTTGCTTGAATCGAAAAAAGAAGACACTGAAATTAAAGAGTTCGGGATGGGAACTGTTAGCGTAAGTGATAATATTAAAAACACTAAGCGAATAAATGTTGAGTTAATATCAACTATCAATATGAGTGCCAATTCCATCTATGAATTCAAAAAAAGTGATGGTGAGCGCACCACAATTCTTGATATGGAAATTGCTGGTGAATTAGAAAGGTTAAAGAATACTTTCAAAGTAAGTGAGTCTAAAGGTATTCTCATAAAGGATAAGTTGGAATCAGCTATAAATAATTTATTTGCTGAATGTAACAAAGTTGTTTCTTTTAGTAATGGTAACATTTCTATTAAGATGAGTGATTCTGGTGAAGATATTAGGTATAATCTTCTTTCATCAGGTGAACGTCAGTTGTTATATATTCTGATTAAAACAGCTAATACTTCATTGGATGAATCTGTCTTGTTGATGGATGAGCCAGAAATATCCTTGCACCTTACGTGGCAAGAAAGATTAATAAGCACCATCAAATCAATTAACGATAATTGTCAGTTAATTATTGTTACTCATAGTCCTGCAATATTAATGAAAGGCTGGATGGATTCTTTCGTAGATATAAAAAATATTTCAAAGGAATCTTCTCATGACTGAGTTTGAGGATATTAATTTTAGCGAAGAATATCTTCAGGTATATTGTATTATGGCTGGACACAATGGCTTTGTCTTTGTTGAAGGTCTAAAAGACATTTCTTTCTGGGAAGGCTTATTAAACGATAAAGATAATGATATACGTTTTGATATTTGTAACCCTACCAATAAAGGAACAAAAGGGAAACCAGTATTAAAAAAATTCATGAGCCGAGCAAATCGATATGCCATATTTGCAATGGATAGTGATTTTGATTATTTATGCCCTAAAAACAGTACAGACTCAGAGATAATTTGCAGTAACAAGTTTATTTTTCAAACATTTGTATATTCAAAAGAGAGCATCGAGTTACACCATGAAGTCCTTGAGTATTGTCTTTCTCAAATAAAGATCGCTACTGAAATTAAATTCGATTTTACAGCATACATTACAGAGTATTCACGGTTGATCTACCCCGTGCTGAAGAAATTTTTATTGCTTAAACAGCATCAAGTTAGACTTGATGACTCAGTTTTCCATGAAGCGATTGCTCCTTCTGTGCCACGATTAACGAACCAATTTGTTATCAAAAATGCTGTATTTGAAAGTATGCAGCAATCTAAAGCGGTTATTGAAGAAAAACTTGATAACCTTATTCAAGATGAATACGATGCTGATAAATTCTATGAGCAGTTATATGATAAAGGATTGAGAGAAGATAACGCCTATCAATATATCAATGGTCATTTTTTAGCTGATAGAGTTGTCATGCCTGTCATAAAATCATTGATAGAGCAATTGAATATTAATGAAACTGCCTTAATAGTCAAACAATGCAAAGATAAACCAACCTTAATCTCGGAAAGAAAGAGTGAGCTAAAAAATATTCTTGAAACTGATTTGAATATTAATACGCTATTACACTGTTGCAAAGAAAAGTTCAAAACTCCTTGTGCTATTGCGATCAAAGAAAATGTAGCTCGAGCTTTAGCATGACAATGGAAAATAAAAAACCTCATGCCCTTGGGGTTTTTTTGCTAATTAATTCTGTTCTAACAGAAGGTTATGATAAAACTTTTAAACTGTAGAAATAGAAAACATGACATGGCCTTCAATAAATTGAAATTTTATTCGTTTGGATATCTTTCTTAATTGACAAAGTGAATGAAGACATAAAGCTCTTAAATGAATAGCTTTTATGTTTTTCCCGGAGTCTAATCATACAGGCGCTTATGGGGGTACTTTTGGGGGTATGTTGAAAACTAAAACATAAAAATATAATAGAAATCAATTGGTTATGTGGTTTGATTTGTTCCTATTATCGCACCATTTAAATCAATAAGTTACACATCATTAGTACCTTCCTTATTTTTTGACTGGGACAAATTTGGGACCGATGGGTTTAGGATCGAGTCTATTTGCCGTGCGTGTTCGGTAAGGTGATTAGGTGCAAGGTGAGCATATCGACGAACCATTTCGATAGACTCCCAGCCTCCCATTTCCTGTAACACTGACAACGGGACTCCGGCTTGAACCAGCCAACTTGCCCAGGTGTGTCTCAAGTCGTGAAATCTGAAATCATCAATACCAGTCCGTCTCAGCGCCGCTTTCCAGGCTGTGTTTGCGTCATACCGCATCTTCCTGACTGTTGGCGCTTTCGTTCCGTCTGGTTTGGTACAGCTTTCCTTGTACACAAATACCCAACGGTGATGATTCCCGATTTGTTTTTTCAATACGCGACATGCAGTATCATTCAGCGCAACGCCAATTGCGCGGTTTGATTTACTCTCTTCCGGGTTTATCCATGCCACCCGGCGCTGCATATCTATTTGTTGCCATTCAAGGTTGATGATGTTCGAGCGTCTTAGGCCTGTTGCCAGTGCAAATTCAACAACAGACTTTAATGGCTCCGGACATTCATCAATCAGCCTTTGTGCTTCATGGGGCTCCAGCCAGCGGATCCGTTTATTCTTTGGTTGGGGCACTTTAATAATTGGTGCCTTATCCAGCATTTTCCATTCACGCTCTGCGGCTCTTAGTAGGGCCTTTATAAATGAAAGATGCGTAGCCTTCGTTGCAACGGACGCTGGTTTTGGCGTGTATTCTGGAACAGGTTTCCCTTTTTTTCTGCATGCTTCTGCCCTGAGTTTCCAGTTTTCCTCATGACGCCGGTTCGTCATTTTCTGCATTGCTGAATAAATTTTTGATTCAGTAATGTCTCTTAGTTGCATTCCTGCGAAATGTTGAAGCCAGAATCCGATCCGGCTTTTGTCATCGTCCAGTGATTTTTTATGTGCTTTCTCTTCAAGCCACCTGACACACGCTTCCTCGAACGTTATATCAGGTATTTCACCAAGTTTGCTGACCCGCCATGCTTCAGCCTTTAGCTTGTCATGGAGTTCTGTCGCCTGCCTTTTGTCCTTTGTTCCAAGAGACTGTTTAAATCTTTTACCGTTCGGCAATGTGAAACTGGCGTACCATATTTCACCTCTGCGGAAGAGTGACATTTTCTTTCCTCTGTTATGCCATCACCCGCGCTCACCTGGACAGTATGCAGCGGAGACTGAAGAGCCGCAATGCAGGCTTGTCGTGTTGTGAGGTAAGGAGATTTATTCTTAGTGGGATCTTTGCGTGTTGCCTGAAGACGCCCTGTGCGTATCCAGTTAATGGCAGTCGGTCTGGATATCTTGAGAAAATGACAGGCCTCATCGAGTGTGAGGCTGTATGGCTCCATTATTTCACCTCTTGCTGTGACATTGTTGAAAAATGGATACCAGCTCGTTGCTGCCAGACGATCCAACCGAGAGTCATATCCCATGCCATGTATTCGTTATCGCCGTTTTTTGCTCTCCGACGATCTACTAAGTCACCGAAACGCTTTTCCATGAATAATTCATAAGCTTCGCGTTCATCTGGTTCTACTTCCAGAGATAGGAGTGCGATTTCATAAGCACGGCGCTCAATATCGTCTCGCACGTCAAGGCTGCTGATACGCTCTTTAATTTCTTTAATCAGTTCTTTGTCGGTAAAAGTGGTCATTATGCTCCAGCCTCCGGTGCTTTTGGCATTACTGCCCAGTGAGTGATATTGACGTTTTCAAGGTCCCCGACCTGAAATGTCCACTGCCATTCTCCGGTTTCTTTTTGTCCCCAGGTGTACCAGAGAGAACGCCAGCCAATTAGCCAGCCTTCTCCGTTAGCATCGAATAACAAAACACTTTCATTTGCTGGTGGCAGTTCAGTTGACACTGGTATTACTTTGTTTTCCTGTGCTGCACATTTAGCTTCAAGCGCATCGAATTTACGTACCAGGTACTCAGCATTTGTTTCGTTCACTTTCAGATCTCGCGGTACACATTTCCCGCGAAGAAACCCTTCCATTTCGAAAACATTCATGCGCATTTGCGTAACTCCGATAACTCGTTAAAACGTTCCATAAACATCCCGTAGGCATGGCCTGGAGCCAGTGGAATCACTTTGAACATCTCTGTTGCCGGGATACCTTCCAATACAGGCCAGAAAGAGCCATCATCAAGTCCGAGATCGCGGCGTTCGGTTGCCAGCATGATGAGATCGGCATATTTCACGGGCGTACTCATAACTGGGGGTAACCCGTATTTCTCACGGATTACGGCGTCTATTTTTTCTTCCATTTGTTTATAGTCAGGAAGAAGGCGTTTCAGTGGTGCGGGAATGTCCTGGCAATACGCTTCTGTTGCATCATGCATTAACGCTTCAAAAGCAAATTCCTGCGGCACCAGCTGGCTGCAAAGAACCGCATGTTGGGCGACGCTGTAGAAGTGCGAAAGATGACCGGCAAAGCGACAGATATTTGAAAGGGAAACCGCGATATCGTTAATATCGATGTCGTCTTTATTTATCCTGTCATAATAAAAATGCTTCCCGGAAAAAGTTTTAATAAATGACATTTTGTTCTCCACGTATATGCGCTGCACCGCGCTGAATTCTGGTAAAAAGAATCCCTCACCATCCGGCGATTATTGAGTAAATTACGTTTCCATAAATGCCCCCGCAGGGGCATTTGCAGTAATGAAATCAGGCGGTGAAAGTACCAATAAAGGTTTCTACTTTGCTGTCCTTGAATTTCTCAACAAGCAGATCACGAAATTCGTTAGCCATTTCTTCCTGCACCGCCTCCAGCTGAATAATGCGCAGAACCAGTACAGGACGATCGCCAGTGATAATACTGAGGCGTAATTTAAACGGGCGTTCTTTCAGACCTTCAAACGGAACGCATTTAAATTCAAATGCCACTGGCATAATGTCTTTGGTCTTCGCTTCGACAGACTCCATCAGGGAGCGTTTGCCGCTGAAGTCATTATCTTCAAAATCAGCGGTCTGGTTTGCTTCAATCGTGATTTTACGGACAGCCGCAGCCGCTTTTGTTGCCTGAATAGCGTCACCATTAGCATCAAAGCCCACAAGATAGTCGGCCCAGTCTTCAATCCATTCTGCTAGTGACTTCTGGGAGTTACGCTCGCCGTTAACAGACAACAGAGCAGAGAACGGTGCTGTCTTTTTCAGTTTGAGTGTGGCGGTGTTATCTGCGTGACCTGGTTCATCAATAGTACCCAGGTTAAGCACACTGACGGCACGCATATTATCAGCATCGATAAAGCAGCGGGTGCCTTCATCTGCAAGATCTTTAGAATAACGGGTAAAGTCATCGATGCTGGCAGTGGAAAGCGCACCACGGAAACGGAAGCGATTTAAATTAAATTTTTCCAGATCATGAATGCGGAAATTCTCAGGCAATGCCACAGCATCGGCACCAATCTTACTGATAATTTCATTAACACCCTGAGCAGAAATAAGGGCATGGATTTGATTAATTGCGGTTGCGTCTAAGTTCTGAGACATAATAAGTCCTCACTATATAAAGATATTCAGTGATGAGATAAATAATCAGTTAATTAAAAACGATATTAACGACCTGCTGCGCGGAGTTTTCCGTCAGGTTCACCGGCAAGAGTCAGTAACTGTCCCTGGTCTTCCTGCAGAATAGTCAGGCGACCACCGCGATTGACATACATCGGCGTTTCGGTGGTGTCTTCTTCGGAAATTTTCCCGCGGTTAGTCGGGCGAACATATGAGAGTTTGTGTTTGATTTTCACTCGGTTCTCATCAAACGGTTCGATTTCCAGGTTGAGCGAGACCTTACCTTTGGTTTTCGTGTTCATCACACCGGAAGCGACTTCACTGAGAACTGCGCCGATTTTGGTTTCAAATACGCCGCCGTCCAGCTCCCCGATAAATGCCTGCACATCAGTACTGCGTTCGCTAGCCATTTTGCTGCTCCTCATCATATCGACCCTGCAAGGTCGGTTAGTTTCTCCACAAAACAGAGAAGAACACCTGCGGTGACTGCCGCCCGGATGGATTGGGTTATGAGCCCGTCGTCCGGTGATGCTCTTCTCTGTTTTGTAAAAAGGACGGTACCAGCCGGAAGCAAGGGTACAAGCTGGTACCGCCAAGACTACACACAGCATAAAGTTGTGGTGCCGGGTGCCTCCCGGTGCCTGGCGAAGGTTGCACACCAGGCGGGTGGGTATCCACAGAAGGTCGACTGTCAGCCTCAACCTTAACCCGCGTGCGCTGAGCCGCATTCACCACAACGCTAAGGATTCTCTCTGGTTGAAAATACTTAGCTGTTATGTGCCTGCTTTTAGCCACATCAGGCGAGGTGGACCTAGTTATTCCCCAACAACAAGGATTCGGTTAATCTGGTTATCCCCAACAACGCAAAAGGAAAAGAAATGTCCGGTAATATCTATACGCTGTACAAATCCCACTGTGAAAATGTTGGAAAGTATCGGGGCATTGAAATCAGTGGGGTAGTGTCATCAGTCGAAATAAGCAAAGTTGAATCAAGGGCAACATTACTTACTCTTTTGGACCTTGTCTTACATGAGCACCGGAAGAAATTCGGCACTCCCTATAATCAGTTGAATGGGAAAAAGGCTCTGGTTCACCTTATTCTGATGAAGCATCACTGGATGCCAAAACAGATTAATGAGATGAAATTTGATGAACTTCTTCTTTCAATTCAGGATGAACTCACACTTGATAAAATAAGCGTAACCGCCCAGAAATTTTTAGATTATCGAGACTGGAGATCACAAATTCATCACTTTGATGATTTTGACGAAAATGAATGGGATCCTAATTTGTCTGCACAATATCTAAAGTAACATCCTGTGATAAAACCGTGATTTCCTGATCCAGTTTTTTTAAGGAGTCTATTGTTTCCTGTCGATAAGACAGCACTTCACGAAGCTGGTTTATAGCTGCCAGCTTCTTTGTCATCCACTCATAAATTTCCTCATCTGTGTAGCCAGGCGCGACGATTTTGGGTTCTGTTTTGTGCATTTCACATCTCCTCAAGTTATCAGTTACTTGTTGATGGGGACCAGATTGTTAAAGAGCTAAGCGTCCTGTAGGGCGCTTTTTTGTTGCTAACGAATCATCCTGGACTTCATATGCTCCAGGCGGCTACTTCGTGGGCGTCCTGCCTGTTCGTTGTTTCGCTTGGGTACATTATGTATCTCAAAGGTACATTGTCAAGTATAAAAAAACCTGCCGAAGCAGGTTCATAAACATTGATTAGGCTTTGATTTTGTATCTTCTTGGTTTTCCTGAGAAAATCACTGTACCAATTATAGAGCAATTACCGTTGATCTTAATGTAAGGCTCAGGCCAGTTTGGGTTTAACGCTTTGAGATAACGCTGTGTCCCATCTTCTATCAACCTTTTGAAGGTGGTTTCGCCTGTATCGTGCATCAATGCAATAACGTCGTCACCGTGGCAGGCAGGTACTTCAGGATCGACAAAAATCATGTCTCCCGGGCGGTACTCATCAATCATTGAATCACCTATCACCCGCAAGATATAAGTCATTTCCCCACAGGGTACAGGGCAGGGATACGTTTCTGCTGTGCTCAAATCAACCTCAGAATATCCAACTTCTTTCCATGCTCCGGCCTGTACCCATGATATGACAGGGACTAATGTGATTTGTTTATTAGTGATTGAAACATCAGGTTTTTTTGTGATGTTCGTTGTCTGGTGTTCTTGATCGAGCCATCCGACAGGCAGGTCGAAACATTTTTCGATGTGTCGTGCCATGCTGTCACCGATATTTTTAGTAGCACCATCTCCCATAAACCTGCTGGTCTGGGTTGGCTCGCGATCAATCATAGTGGCAAAGGAAGAATTCCCGCCAACACCATCTCTCAGTTTTCTGGCGTTAGACCGCCGGATGTCATGGATTGTTTTCATAACGAAATTAAAACCCTTGTACCGTTAAGGTACAAGTATCTTGAAGGTTCATTTCAATCATGTAATATGTATACCGGAGGTACATATTGTATGAAAGCGTATTGGGACTCTTTAACCAAAGAACAGCAGGGCGAGTTGGCCGGAAAAGTTGGCTCAACACCTGGCTACTTACGGCTGGTTTTCAATGGCTATAAAAAAGCCAGTTTTGTGCTGGCTAAAAAACTTGAGCAATGCACGTCAGGTGCAATTACGAAATCTGACTTAAGACCGGATATCTATCCGAAAGATTAGCAGAACACTTTCAATTTTTAACCACAGAACGATGAGGCTAACCGTGGGTAAGCATCACTGGAAAATAGAAAAACAGCCTGAGTGGTACGTGAAAGCTGTCAGAAAAACTATCGCGGCGTTGCCGGGTGGTTACGCTGAAGCGGCTGACTGGCTCGATGTAACAGAAAACGCTTTATTCAACCGCCTTCGTGCAGATGGCGATCAGATTTTCCCGCTGGGATGGGCAATGGTTTTACAGCGTGCTGGTGGCACTCACTTCATTGCTGATGCTGTGGCGCAGTCTGCAAATGGCGTCTTTGTGTCTCTTCCTGACGTCGAGGATGTGGACAACGCCGATATCAACCAACGCCTGCTGGAAGTCATTGAACAGATCGGCAGTTATTCAAAACAGATTCGTTCAGCAATTGAAGACGGTGTAGTGGAACCGCATGAGAAGACAGCAATTAACGATGAGCTGTACCTCTCAATTTCGAAGCTGCAGGAGCATGCAGCACTGGTCTACAAAATCTTTTGCGTTTCAGAAAGTAGTGACGCCCGCGAGTGTGCAGCTCCGGGCGCCGTGGCGTGTCGTGACTGTGGAGAAACTAACGCATGAACAGTTTAACAACACACTACCGTCGCTCGCAACTGATTGCGCTTCCTGTACCGGGTGGAAAAGCGAAGGTGGAGTATTGCTATGCAGTAAATGTACCAGGTGACAGGGAAATTGTAACCCACAGCTTTGCAGAGTGGGCTGTGGGTGATTTCAACCGGCAGAAGGAGACAGTCCTTTGCGACAAGTTAACCGCTGGTTCAAAGATCACTACGGAGTGCCCGTCAGAGTCATTCGTTGGGAGCCGGAAACACAACGGGTTATCTACCTCCGTGAAGGCTATGAGCATGAGTGCTTCAGCCCGCTCGAACAGTTTCGTCGTAAATTCAGGGAAATAGAGGTCGGTCATGAGCACTAAATTAACCGGCTATGTATGGGATGGTTGCGCTGCGTCAGGCATGAAATTATCCAGCGTGGCAATTATGGCCCGCCTGGCTGATTTCAGTAATGACGAAGGTGTGTGCTGGCCATCAATTGAAACCATTGCCCGTCAGATTGGCGCGGGGATGAGTACCGTCAGAACGGCTAACCGGATCCGCGATCTGGACAACTATAACAAGGCGCTGTTTGACGCCCTGACCCACGCGGGTGTGTGGGAAGACGACAGTCAGGTGAAAAGAATGTTGGTGGAGTGGGGACCGGTTATCCCGGGAGGGAAGGTCGAGATCACTATCAGTAAGTACGAGAAAACGGCGGGTGCAGCCGCCTGATTAAGAGGAGAAACGAAGTATGAATAATCTGATGGTCATTGATGGTATTGAAGTTCGTCGTGATGCTTATGGGCGTTACAGCCTGAACGATCTGCACAGGGCTGCCGGTTCTCAGGATAAGCATAAGCCTGCATTCTGGCTCCGCAATGAGCAAACCGAACGTTTAATAAGCGAGTTGCAGATTTGCAACTCGGTCAATATAGAGCCAGTTAACGTTAGTCGTGGCGGAAATAACCAGGGGACGTATGTCTGCAAAGAACTGGTGTATGCCTATGCAATGTGGATCAGCCCGTCATTCCATCTGAAGGTGATCCGTACTTTCGATATGGTAACCAGCGCACCGGAAAAATTATCCGGGCAGGCTGCTGACAAGATGCAGGCTGGCGTGATTCTGCTGGACTTTATGCGCCGGGAGTTAAACCTGTCTAACTCATCTGTGCTTGGGGCCTGTCAGAAACTCCAGGAGGCTGTTGGCTTACCGAATCTGGCACCGCGCTATGCCATTGATGCTCCTGCTGACGCGCCTGATGGCTCAAGTCGCCCGACACTGTCGCTGAGTGCACTGCTGAAACAGTATGGTATCCGCCTTACGGCTAATCAGGCATATCACCAGATGGCGAAGCTGGGGATCGTCGAACAGCGCGAACGATACAGCCGTACAGCGATTAACAACATCAAAAAATTCTGGTCGCTGACGGCGAAAGGCTGCATGTTCGGCAAGAACATCACCAGTCCCGCAAATCCGCGCGAGACGCAGCCGCATTTCTTCGAATCCCGATTCCCTGAGCTGTTAAAGCTGCTCGATACCGTTCATTGAGGTGACCGTGAGAGCACTACTGACCCCTGAAATTGCCCCGCGTATGGGGATCGTATTGTTCAGACCAGGTTCAGAGCTGATGCCCTTGTTTATGCAGGGGCGTGTCTTGCTGGAGCCTGAGCCGGAACGTTATTCATCTTTCGCCAGTGGTGCCGTTCCGGCGGCATCACAACCGCTGGCGGATGATCCTGCCGTTCGGGCCGTGTTCCTGAAATATCTGACGGCTCCCACCATTACCAGCGGCGGTAATCCTCCTGCATTTTCCCTTACACCGGACGGGCGACTGACGGCGAAAAATGCGGATATCAGTGGCAGTGTGAATGCGAACGCCGGGACGCTCAACAATGTCACGATAAATGAAAACTGTCGGGTTCTGGGAAAACTGTCTGCGAACCAGATTGAAGGCGATCTCGTTAAAACAGTGGGCAAAGCTTTCCCCCGGGACTCCCGTGCACCGGAGCGGTGGCCATCAGGGACCATTACCGTCAGGGTTTATGACGATCAGCCGTTTGACCGGCAGATTGTTATTCCCGCGGTGGCGTTTCGTGGCGCTAAACATGAGCGGGAGAATAACGATATTTATTCGTCATGCCGC